GACGACGACGAAAGCGTAGGTACTGGTATGGTTGGTGCTCCAGCGTGTGGAGATGTCATGCGCCTTCAGATAAAAGTAGAAGACGGTATAATAAAAGACGCAAAGTTTAAAACATACGGCTGTGGAAGTGCAATAGCTTCTTCTTCATTGCTCACAGAGTGGGTAAAAGGAAAGAACCTGTACGAAGCAGAGAGTATAAAAAATACCCAGATAGCAGAAGAGCTCGCACTACCTCCAGTGAAAATTCACTGCAGTGTACTTGCTGAAGATGCTATCAAAGCCGCAATAGCGGATTACAGGAATAAACATGAATAGAGAAGCAGTTTACGAACAGCTAAAAATTGACGAAGGTGTAGAGTATAAGTTATACTTAGATCATCTTGGGTACAAAACTTTTGGAGTAGGGCATCTAGTACTTGATACAGATCCGGAGCAAAACTACGACGTAGGCGAGCCTGTATCAGTAGAGAGGGTACAAGAGTGCTTTGATTACGATCTTGACTTAGCTGTAAGTGAGTGCGTCGCTCTATACGACGAAGATGTATGGGAAGGATTCCCAGGAGAAGTACAAGAAATTCTAGTAAACATGATGTTTAACATGGGACGTACTAGACTTTCCAAATTTAAGAATTTTACAGCAGCTTTGAAAGAAGGTGACTGGAAGCGTGCAGGAGTAGAAGGACGAGACTCTTTATGGCACAAGCAGGTTACTAACAGAGCTGAGAGATTAATGGTTAGAATGGAGAATGTATAAGTATGGCAATTTATTGCACAGATGCTGAGCGCCGACAGTATGAAGAAACTGGATACTGGCGTTCATTACCAGAACTAATTCCATCCGTAGTATTTCATCGCCGTGGACTAGATTCTAATGGCAACTACGAATGGGTACAGTCAACTTCGTTTGACTTGTTTGCTCGTAAGAGAAATTTAATCTTCTCTTTACCAGGAGCATTCACCCCCACTTGTTCAACCTATCAGCTACCTGACTTTGAGCAGTTAGCTCCTGAGTTCTATGCAGAAGGCATAGATCATATCTTCTGCGTTACTGTAAACGATGCTTTTGTTTGCAATGCGTGGGCAGATAAGAATGATCTTTCAGAGATAATTGTTCTTCCGGATGGAAGTGGCAAATTTACTGAAGGAATGCAAATGCTCGTGGACAAGGACAATATAGGCTTTGGACGCCGGTCTTGGAGATACGCTGCTGTTATCGACAATGGCAAAGTTACAGACTGGTTCATTGAAGAAGGAAAAGAGGATAATCATCCTGACGATCCTTATCTGTACACAGCACCCGACTTTGTACTTGGTAAGCTACGCGAGAGCAAATAACTCTTGACAATATTTACTAATGGCAGTATAATACTACCATGAATAAAGAAAAAGTACTTATTATTACAATGGAAGAATGCGGTGAGCTTACCCGTGCCTGCTCTAAGATTTTGCGGCACGGGTATGTTCAGCAGAAGCACATCAAGAATCTACACGAAGAATTAGGAGATGTAGTCGCAATGACACGTCTAATACAAGAAACCTTCGATATAGACAATGATGTACTTGAGTTGCACGTATGGAATCGAAACCTAAAAATGAAAAGTAAAGAGTATAGATGAATCTATTCAATCTAGATACAAATCTTGATGTATGTGCTGAATATCATGTAGACAAACACGTCAACAAAATGATACTCGAAGCAGCACAAATTTGTTGTACTGTTATCTGGGTAGACGCCCTTCTAGGTTTTGTACCTCGTGCTCTTGAAAAAGATGAAGCAGCAGTANTAAACGAATACAAGAAACTTGAGAAGCCTCTCAAGCCAGAAGAGCGCAAGCTAACCCCTTATCTTGGTATGATGTATAATCACCCTAGTACAATCTGGGCGAGATCATCCTTAGATAACTACGAGTGGACTTTCTGCTATGCTCATGCACTTGCAGAGGAGTATAGGTACAGNTATGGAAAAGAGCACAAATCTTTTTGGCAGGTCGTTAACAAACTACCTGAGACAACACGACTTGAGCGCGTGGGGCTTACACCATTTGCCATGGCAATGCCCGATGTACTCAAAGACGAGACTGACCCTATACAGTCTTACCGTAATTACTATATGCTTGACAAGGCTACTTTTGCCAGCTGGACAGGCAGAGATAAACCCTCTTGGTGGGATGAGGATTTGGCAGACTACGAACAACGAATCACGAGAAAGTAAATGGACTTAGTACAAAAAGCAAACAGTTTACTCGAAGATGAAGTATTTGATTTTGAAATACTAGGATTTGTTTCTAGTAGTGGAAAAGTGTATAAACTAAAAACAGATACTAAAGTATTATCTGCCCTTTTTGAGATACTTTCAGAAGACTTTGTAGATAAGTTAAGTGAGGGACACGAAGTAGTACAACCAGAAAAACAAAACTACTACCCTGATTTTACTATAAAAACTCCTGAAGGTAATATAGCGATAGACGTAAAGACTACTTATAAGCAGAGAACTAACGGGTTCACGCTAGGTAGTTATACTTCTTTTATAAGAAGCAATACGAAAAACATTGTATACCCTTATGATACATACAATAAACATTATGTATTAGGCTTTATATATGAGCGCGACCCTAGTGGTAGTACACCATATAAAAATGTAGAAGTGTTTTTTCAAGAGAAGTGGAAGATTGCAGGCAAGCGTCCTGGGTCTGGAAATACAAAGAACATAGGAAGTATAAAAGGAAACATAGACACTTTTAAAAATCCTGAACCAGCGTTTAACTCTCACGAAGAGTTTGAAGATTATTGGAGAAACTATGAGTAAAGTTAATTTAGTAGGGCTAACAAAGCCCAGTGGTATTACAGGATGTAGTACGGCAGAAGAGTTAGTAGCCTACGCAGCCCGTGTCAGTAACCCAGAGAATCAAGACCATCATGAGAGTTCACCTCGATTGCTACGATACCTTATCAAGCATGGACACTGGTCTCCTTTCGAGATGGTATCTATCACTATGGAAATAACTACTACTCGAGATATTGCGCGACAAATGTTGCGGCATCGTAGTTTTAGTTTCCAAGAATTTAGTCAGCGATATGCTGTGCAAACAGGTTTTGAGACTCGAGATGCTCGACTACAAGACCCAAAGAATCGCCAAAACAGTATTGATATAGATACAGAGGATTTTGGCAAAGGCGGGAATAAAACTCAACACGAACGCTTATATGAAGATTGGTGGATGCGCCAGAGAAAGGTGATAAATGAAGCTGAAAAACAGTATAAGTGGGCATTAGACCAGGGTATTGCAAAAGAGCAAGCCCGTGCAGTACTGCCTGAAGGAAATACTTCTAGTGTGCTTTATATGTCTGGAACTCTTCGCAGTTGGATTCATTATTGTGAATTGCGGCGGGGTCATGGCACTCAGAAAGAACATATGGTAGTAGCAGATCAGTGCTGGGAAGTAATTGCAGCTAATTTCCCCCAAGTAGCAGAGGCATTAGAATGAGTGAAATAAAAGTACATGACCCAGTAAATAGTCCTTTACATTACAAGCGAGAGGGCATAGAATGTATTGATGCGATGATGCAGACCGCAGCATCTGAAGAAGCATTCGAAGAATACTGTCGGTTAAACGCATTTAAGTACTTGTGGCGTTGTCATAATAAAGATAATCGCAAACAAGACTTAAAGAAAGCTATCTGGTATCTACAGATGGCTATAGGGGAGGATCCTCGTGAGCAAGGGAAGTAAGCAAAGACCTACAGATAAAAGTAAGTTTGATACTAATTGGGAGAATATTTTTGGCAAGAGTAAAGAAGAAAGATTACGAGAATCTGACGGCGACGAATATAGAGAAAGTGATCTCTCATCTGAGCAAGGAGCAGCCAATCTCGAAGAAAGAAGCGTGTGCGATGCTGAACATAGTATACAACACAACGCGACTTCAGAGAATAATTGATGATTACGAAGATAAAAAACTGTATCGTGCAAAACGTAAAGCACAGAATAAAGGAAGAGCAGCTACAAGCGCAGAAATTACTGAAACAGTTGAGCGATTCCTCGGAGGAGACTCCATCTCAGAAATCGCAAAAGGAATGTATAGATCCTCTGGATTCATCAAAGCAATCATCCAAAGAGTAGGCGTCCCCCAAAAAACAGATCAAGTAATAGACTACTTGCCTGAAGAGTGCGTTGCTGAAAATTTTGCTCCTGGAGAGTTAGTATGGTCAGCCCGTTATCACTCTCCTGCTATTATTGAGCGCGAAATATCCGTAGATTACCAGGCAGAAAAGCCTGGATTTATGGATACTGACTACGAGAAGAAGTACAGTAGTAAATGTTATTCTGTATATATAATTCAAAAAATACGGGATGACAGTGAGGTATGGGCTAATGTAGGTACTGGAGGTTTTAGTGCCTACCAGCTTGCATATGATTTAGGGAAACTTGAGCACTTAAAAGAATACGGAGTTGATTTATCACGTATTTAAAAATACTTCTTGACTTCTTTTGCTTAGTCCACTATAATATATAGTATAGAAATGAGGGAACAATTATGGCTACATTCTTAATCGGTTTATTGACCTTCGGTATCTGTGTATCAGTATTAGGCGGCTACCTAGCCGTAGTAGACTTATACTTTGGGCGATAGATTTTATTACCAACAAATAGCCGCTACGGGTACATGCCCCGGCGGTCCAATCAACAACAGAAGGAAACGTAAAATGGCGTGGACAGATGAGAAAAAAGCAGAGGTTATCGAGGCGTATGAAGCCGCTAACCCAACTCCAGAAAACAGTATGGAGATCGTTGCAGAAATTGCAGAAGAGCACAGTGAGTCACCAAACGGTGTTCGAATGGTTCTGACAAAAGCAGGCGTATATGTAAAAAAAGCCCCCGCATCTGGTGGGACATCAAAAGCGAGTGGAGCAGCGACTAGCCGCGTATCAAAAGCCGCAGCTATTGAATCTCTTACCGCAGCACTCAGTGATGCTGGTCAAGATGTTGACGAAGAAATCGTTAGCAAGTTGACAGGTAAAGCCGCAATGTACTTTGCAGGTGTTATCACAGCAGTAAACGGCTAGTTCTTGGGGCGCAAGCCCCTTTTCACACCCTAAGCAAGACGGCAAGGAAGAAAATTCTGCCAACCCGCTTCACTAGGAGCATATGTGAAAAAAGAAGAACTAGCACAGCTCGTAAATGAGTATGGCGATGCTGTTATCACCTATCGTAGTGAGAATAGTAATAAGTTGAAATACAATGTTTGTACATTGGACTTCAGCACGCCCTATATCCAGCAAAAGAAAAACCGAGCAAAAGAATCTACTCAGACTCTCTTGCTTTTTTGTTGGGACACTGACTCTTTTCGACTTCTCAAACCTGCTAATGTGACAAGTGTAGTTCCATTGTCTTCTATTCTAAAGAATGGAGCCTGACATGGAGTTGCATAATGCACCCGAAGTGTACGAGAGAGTTGTACACTACGACACAGAGAAAGAAGTACAGATAAGGCTAACGATAAATAGTTTTCGAGGTGTAGAGTATCTACACCTTCGTAAGTATTATCTTGACTTTACTGAAGAATGGAAGCCCAGTAATGAGGGAATTGCCATGCCTCTTGATTTTAATAATTCAAGAGAACTATTTAGCGGGCTAGTTGAAATTTTATCGCTGGCAGAAAGTAAGAACATAATTGAGGAACACTTCTCAGATATGATTAAGGACGTTTACACAAAATAGTTCTTGACTTTCTTACTTAAACCCAGTATAATATCTGTTAATTAGTGAGGGATTCTATGCAACATTTTTTAGATAAAGCAGCGGCTATGTACTACTCAGGCACTCCGATAGTCTCGGATGCTGAGTTTGATAGTCTAGCATCTCAGTATAATTATGATAGTGTGGGCCATGTCGTTACTGACGGCATTCCTCATATGTTCAGAATGTACTCTTTGCAAAAAGTTTTTGACATAAATGATATAGATTATGTAAGTACAGAATATGTACAAACTCCCAAACTAGATGGGGCGGCAGTGTCATTGGTTTATGTCAATGGCCACCTGGCGCAAGCTCTTACTCGCGGAGATGGTAATCTCGGTAGAGATATTACGTTAAAGTTAGAAGAGCTAGTCCCTAATATCATCGGTGTGCAGGAGACTGTTCAAATTACCGGTGAGATTGTTGCACCTAGCAACATACCAAACGCTCGTAACTTTGCGGCGGGATCTTTGAATCTCAAAGATATGAAAGAGTTTCGCTCTCGTGCTAAGGACTTACGCTTTGTTGCGTATGATATTCAAGGCCGAGGTGATTCTAGCTTTCGTAGTGCTATGAAGTGTTTAAACCATCAAGGGTTTAATACTATTACTCTCTTCGATGCAACTGGCTATCCTACGGATGGCGAGGTGTTTAGAGTAGATAGCTATGACTCTTTTTATAGGATGGGGTATACAGCTCATCACCCTCGAGGTGCTTTTGCTCTAAAAGAGCAGAAAGAGGGTGTATATACAGTATTGCTCGATGTTGTGTGGCAAGTAGGTAAGTCGGGTGTAATAAGCCCTATAGCTATCTTACAGCCTATCGAAGTAGGAGACGCACTTGTGAGCCGTGCAACTCTACACAACATTGAGTATATACGATCTCTCAACCTAGAGATAGGTTGCGGCGTAGAAGTTATACGAAGCGGGGAAATCATTCCACGAATCGTGAGACGAGTGGACATCGAGAAAAATAGTTCTTGACTTTTTGCTCAACTTCTCGTATAATATCTTTTCACTTAATCGGAGTAGTCCATGTTTCAAGAAATCTTACCACCTACTAATTGTCCTTCTTGTGACAGCGAGTTGGAGTGGGTTAATGATTCCTTGTATTGCCGATCCCCGTACTGTTCAGCACAGGGTCTAAAGTCGGTAGAACATTTTGCTAAAACAATGAAGATCAAGGGTCTTGGCCCTGCTTCTATTAGTAAAATGGAGTGGCACTGCCCGTCCGATATTTACCTCACTCCTCGTGAGAGTATCTTAGCATCGTTGGGCTCCGAGCTAGTGACAAATAAACTACAAGGGCAAATTATGAATTCTCGTAATGCGCCCTTGGAGTTTCTTTTACCGGCTTTTGGTATACCACTAATCGGAAACACGGCAACACGGAAGCTGTCTGAGATTATTAATCATATTTCTCAAATCAATGCAGACACTTGTGAACGTGCAGGATTAGGTCCAAAAGCAACTTCCAGTTTACTAGATTGGATTGAAAACAGCTTTCCTTACTTCCATGAGGTTATGCCTCATAGTTGGGAATTTTCTGGTAGCCCAATGCTTGCCAGTAAAGGAGCTGTATGTATTAGTGGACGATTGAAGAGTTTCAAAAGCAAAGCTGATGCTACTACTGCTTTGAACGCAGCTGGGTATGAAGTAAAAACCAGTCTAACAAAACAGGTAGACTTTCTCATCAATGAAGGTGAGGTAGAGTCTGCTAAAACACGACAAGCCAGAGACACTGGCGTTACTATAGTAACTGATCTTAGATCATTTTTGGAGAATTAAAATATGGCACTTCCT